CCGGTCGGCAACTCCGGGCACTCGAACAACGGCTCGACGCAGTGCCAGGCCGGCGGCAATGACCATTGCCCGCCGTTCGGCAACGACAAGTAGCCAGGAGCGACCGTGCGACCGTGGGGAGCTGAGCAGTGACAGCAATCTTGCCGGACACGACAAAGAACGCGCTGCTGAATTCGGCCGCGACCAACGGATTCGTGACGTCCGGCACGCACCTGGCACTGTTCACCGCGTTCCCGCCGATCATCGGCACCAACGAGGTCACCGGCGGCTCCCCGGCCTACGCGCGGAAGGTCATCACCTTCACGGCCAGCGCAGCGGCCGGATCGATCTCGCCCGCAACGGGCCTGCCAGCGACCTTCGACGTGCCTGCCGGTACGACGGTCAAGGCGGTCGGCGTCTGCACGGCGCTGACCGCCGGGTCGCTGCTGGCCTGGCTGCCCGCTGGGTCGGTCGCTCGACGGGCGTTCTCAGTGGACGCGGGCGGTGTTACCGCCGACCAGCTGGACGCACCCGGGCATGGGCTCTCGGTGAACGATCAGATCATCGTCTGGGCATCAATCGGCGCCGCGCTGCCGGCGGGCATGGCGGAGGACACGATCTATTTCGTGAAGACCGTGGTCGACGCTGACACGATCGAGTTGTCCGCGACCCAGGGCGGCGCGATCCTGCCGATCACCGGCGTCGGCGACGGCGACCTCCAGAAGTTCACGCCCGAGGTGTTCGCCGGGCAGGGCACCTACCAAGTAAGTTCTTATCCTATCAGCCTTCCTGGCTGATAAAATGGGTGCATGGATGGTACAGGGTGCTCGATCTGTGGAGAGCCACTGAAGGCGCGTGGTTGGTGCCTAAAGCACTACCGACGCTGGCAGCGTCATGGCAATCCGGGAACCCGCCTACGCATCCGGCATGCCGGCACCGTTGAAGATCGCTGGTGGGCTCGCGTCGACAAGAACGGGCCGGGCGGGTGCTGGATCTGGACCGGGGCGCTGTATTGGACCGGCTACGGGCAGTTCCCCGAGTCGATAGGCAAGACGGCTACCGCCCATTGCTGGGGCTACCAACGGTTCGTGGGGCCGATTCCGGATGGGTTGGAACTCGACCATCTATGTCGCGTCCGGGCCTGTGTGCGGTTCGATCATCTGGAACCTGTGACACATGGTGACAACGTCCGCCGCGGCAGCAGCGCGAAATGGCTTGGTCAGGACTGCGCCATCGTCGATTGCGATCAGCCGGCCAAGCTGCATGGGCTCTGCCGGAAGCACTATAAGCGCCAATGGAGGGCAAGTCGCCGATGAGACGAACACTCGCTGTTGTGTTAGCCGCTGCGCTGCTTTTGGTGGTCGGCGCGGTTGCCTACGCGTCGATCCCTGGCCCTGATGGTGTGATCCACGGCTGCTACAAGACGTCGAATCCGGCGCAGGGCGCGCTGATCGCTATCGACTCCGGAGCGTCGTGTCCGAGCGGGTATACCGCGCTGAACTGGAACCAGACCGGCCCGCAGGGCCCAGCCGGTCCGACGGGATCACAGGGGCCGGCCGGACCGTCAGGCATGAGTGGTGCCGAGTGGGTCATCCAGACGCTCTCAGTCGGCGCCAGTGCAGGGTTCATCTCCAAGACGGTCGCTGCCCCGGCTGGGAAAGTCATCCTTTCCGGTGGCTTTTGGGCGCGTCCTAATAGCCAGATCGGATACACGGCTGGTTGGGAAGCTACAGTCAATGGCCCATCGACTGACGCCAACGGCGATGCCACATCATGGGCTGTCGAGGGGTATAGCACCAGAACGGCAGCCTGGACCTTGGTCGTCTACGCGTTGGCTATCGACGACCCGACGCCATAACCTCCTACCCGATCAGCCTGCCCGGCTAGAAAGGCGGTCAGTCATGGCGCGTGGGCTCTACGTTGTCGACCAGCTCCCCCCGATCGACACCGCCGACCGGGCTGCCGTCAACACCTTCACCACCTTCCAGGACATCTACGGCGCGCCGCAGAAGATCATCCCGAAGTCGCGGATGGACGTGGGGTTGACCCTTGATCTGGAGGCGTGGGTCGACTGGTCAACTACCGGCACGCCAACCATGTCGTGCGGCTTCTGGTTCAACGCTGCCCCCCTCGCCCCGAACCCGGCGACGATCCTCTGCCAGACCCAGCTCGCCGCCGCGCCGGTCGCGACCGTCACTGGCGGATCGGTGCACATGCACGCCATGGCCACGCTACGTGCAATCGGTACCGGCGCGGCCGGCGGCAGCTGGGACATCGAGGGCTACGCCGACATCACCAACACGGTCACCCCGTTCTCCACGACCGTCACCTGGGTGATGCCCACCACGCGGGCGTTGCGTACCGTCACCTGCGACGTCACCGCTGACCGGGCGATCGGGGTCGGCTGGGCGTGGGGTACCTCCAACGCGGCCAACTCGGTGTTCGTCAAAGAGTTCTACGCCAAGCTGATGAGCTGACCCCTCCCCTGCAGAGGAGGGGTGCATGCCGACCAACACAGCCGAGGGTGGCACCAACGGCACGACTGTCACCGCGGCCAACTCCGGCGGGCTTTCGGGTACGGCGTTCGATCTGGTCACCATCAGCGACGCCACCGCCACGCTGATCTTCGACAACACCCACCCGGCGCACGGCGCTCTGGCCTACAAGTTCCAGCTCGGCGCTGTCGCGGCTGAGGACTACCTCCAGCGGCTCGCCTCGTTCTCCACCAGCGACGTGGACCGGGCCACCTTCCGGTTCAACTGCTACTGGACCGCCAACCCGGCCGCGGCGATCTACCTGCTCCGGGTTGCGAACGCAGCCGGGTCGGCCTCATTCGGCGGGGTCAAGCTTGACACCGCCGGCAAGCTGCTCGCCGTTGATGGTGCTGGCTCGACCGTTGCCACGATGGCGAGCGCGATCCCGCTGAACACGCTGTTCCACGTTGATGTGGAGATGGTTGTCACTTCGGGGACCGCCGGGCGTATCACGATCTGGCGAACTGATGTGCTCGACTCGGGCCGCGTCGTCGACCAGATCACGGCGACCATTACCGCTGCCGTCGGGTTCTCCCGAATCCGGTGGGGGCACACCGGCACGGGCGTGGCCAATGTCGGCCCATGGTGGATGGACGACCTGGAGGAGATCCTCCCGGACGGGGTCGTCCCGAATGCTGCCACGTTCCTTCCCGACAGTCTGTTCCCCGATGACGGTGCGCAAGCGCCGCTCGGCCCGATGTACCTGCCGTGGCCGGAGGGGGCCGCCGTCTCGGCCGCGCAGGCGTCAACTGGCAGCAGTCTCGGTGAGCAACGCACCGACGGCATCACGACGGGCGCCAAGGCGTCCGCAGGGGCGGCGCAGAGCGGCCAGCGGGTCACCGGCCTATCCACCGGCGTCAAAGGCGCCACCGGGGCCACGCAAGGGCCAGCACGGACCGCCGGCCAGGTCGCTGCCCGCAAGCAGGCCCTCGGGTCGACGGTTGGCAACCAGCGCACCTCCGGGCTGGCGGTCCGCGGCGCGCCAGCCGCTACTGGCGCGGCGGTCGGCCAGCAGCGGGCCATCGGCCAAACGACGGGCGTCAAGGGTGCCATCGCCGCTGAGAGTGGACAGCAGCGCACTGTTGGCCAGGTCGCTGCCCGCAAGCAGGCTCTTGGTGTTCCGCTTGGCAGCCAACGCACCACCGGCATAACAGCCGGCGCCAAGCAGGCCCTCGGCGTCGCTACCGGGCAACAACGCACCGCCGGTCTTGCTGGGACGACCCCACCGCCACCATCCGGTGCAGCCACCGGGCAGCAGCGGGTCAGCGGGCTCACCACCGGCCGCAAGAACGCCACTGTCACCGCAGCCAGTGGGCAGCAGCACTCGAGCGGCACCACTACAGGGATCCACCGGGGCAGCGGCGCGACCAGCGGCCAACAGCACAGCAGCGGCATCACGGTTATCGCCAAACGAGCCACGGGTGCCACGTTTGGCCAGCAACGCACCAGCGGCACGGTCGTGGTCCTACCACCGCTCATCTGGGCATCCGGCACCGTCGCCCTCACCTCAGCGAACGGCACGGTTACCCTCAGCGGTGCCAACGGGTCGGCATACCACGAGCTGATCGACCCGACCCCGGCCACCGTCGGCGCCGCCAGCGGGACCGTGACCCACCAGCCAGCATCCACCGGAGAGGCAGGAGTGACGTAGTGCCTGCGACCTACGACGTTGGCGACTCGATCAAGCTGACCTTCACCGTCCGTGACGAGGCCGGCGCGTTCATCAACGCGACCACCGCGATCGTGGTCACCAAACCGGACGGCACCACGGTTACCCCGGCGCCGACGATCACCAACGTCTCCACCGGCATCTACACCGCCGTGGTCGCCCCCGACCAGGTCGGCCTGTGGCTATACCGGTGGGCCGCGACGGGTGCGGCGACCACTGCTGAGGATGGCCAGTTCTACGTCCAACTACCGGTTGCCGCGAACATCTACACCACGCTGGCCGAGCTCAAGGACGCCCTGCGGATCCCACTGACCGACACCGACCTTGACAGCGTCTTCGAAGCGGCGATCCTGGCCGTGTCTCGCGAGATCGACCAGTACTGTGGCCGCCACTTCTACAAGCTCACCGAGCCCCGCACCCTGGTCCCCACCGACCGGTACCGGCTGAACCTCGGCGAGTTCAACGACCTCGTGTCGGTCACCACCCTGAAAACCGACGCGAGCGGGGACGGCACCTTCGAGACCACCTGGACGACCGCCGACTACCAGCTCCTCACCGCCAACGGCACCCCCAACATCAACGCCGGCCCAGAGGCCAAGCCCTACACCCAGATCCGCGCGATCGGCGCCCAAACCTTCCCCTGCGCATGGGCATGGAACAGCCGCACCGACCGGGTCGAGATCACCGGGACCTGGGGCTGGCCGCAAGTGCCCGTCGACGTCCGCGAAGCCTGCAAACTGCTCGCCGTCGAAAGCGGGAAGCTCCTCAGGGAAGCACCCTTCGGGGTTGCAGGATTCGGCGAATTCGGCCTCGTCCGCGTCCGCGACAACCGCAAGGCGATGGCCTACCTCGCCCCCTACCGCCGCGGCCTCGCCGCCGTCCCGGTGGCATAGATGGCCGCCCCCACCATACGGGCCATATTGCAGGCGATTGAGCAGCAGCTCGCCACCATCCCCGGGCTCCGAGTTGCCGACTACGCCCCCGGCCAGATCCAACCACCACAAGCGCTCGTCCTCACCCCACCCATCCCCCAATACCTCGTCGGCTACGGCGACCGCAGACCCATCCTCGAAATCCCCGTCACCGTCCTCGTCTCCGACGCGCTCGACCGAGTCGGCCAGCTCGCCCTCGCCGACTACGCCGACCCCGACTCGCCCACCTCCATCCCCAAAGCCATCGCTGCCAACCCCACCCTCGGCGGCGTCGTCGGCCAATGCCAAGTCACCTCGTTCGAACCGCTCGGCTACGAGGAGGTCGGCGCGCTCGGCTACTACGGTGGAAAGTTCACGCTGCGCATCACCACATAGCACTCAAGCGGCCCAGCACTCTCAAGGAGGTCCGGCGTGCCGCCAACCGCAATCACTCCATCAGTCCGGTTCTTTCGGCCGGGCACAACCAAGGTGTACTGGGTCACCACCATCACCACCTACACCGCCCCCACCCGCACCGAAATCAACGCCGGCAAAGACCTCTCCTGGGAGATCGCCGAGATCTCGGGATTCTCCGTCGCGTCCGACACGATCCCCACCCCGGACCTCGGCACCAGGTTCGTCCCCAAGATCGCCGGGCGTATTAACGCCGATGATTCCAGTTTGAACTTTTATGCAAGTTCGACTGGTTTCACCGATGCGCGTAGTGTGCTACCAAGAGACACTACGGGGTTTTTGATCATCATGGATGGGGGCGATGTGGCCACAACCGGCAGAATGGATGTATTCCCCGCTACGGTCACTTCTGTCCCGAAGCTCAGAGCACTCGAAGACCCCGCCCAGGTCCAAGTGACCTTCGCCATAACGCGCGTTCCGGCCGAGGATGTCGTAATCCCTGTTTAGTGCAAACCGGATTGTCGCAGGTGGGATGTACTATCAGGGGAGAAATGGCGCCCGCGGTGGCAAGACCCGGGCGCCCGGCCGACACGAGGAGACCGTGCCGACATGGCAGATCGTACCTGCTCAGTCGAGGGCTGTCCGCGCCCGCATAAGGCTCGCGGACTGTGTAAACACCACTGGCAGCAGTGGAATCGGCAGTGGCACCGCGAGCATGAGGAACCGCCAAGCGGCAACCATCCGCGTGGGTTCTGCTCGATCAAGGACTGCCCGAATCCGCATGAGGGCCATGGCCTGTGCTCCACTCACAATTGGCGGGTGAAGCAACACGGGGATCCGCTCGCGGATGTTCCGGTTCGAGACTTGTATCGGCAGGGTTGCAGCATTCCGGATTGCTCAAAGCGGCATTACTCTCGTGGGTGGTGTGAGCGTCACTATCAAGCGTGGCGTGCGCATGGTGATCCACTGAAGCGGATCAATGCACCGGCCGGTCAGGCAGATCACTACGACTCCAACGGTTACCACCACATCAGTGTCGGTGGGCGGATCGTGGCAGAGCACCGCTGGGTCATGGAGCAGGCGCTCGGCCGACCATTGTTGCCGGGTGAGAACGTCCACCATCGCGATGGCGACCGCTCGCGGAATACGATCAACAACCTCGAGCTGTGGGTGACGAAGCAGCCGAAGGGTCAGCGGGTCGCCGACTTGGTCGCGTTTGTGGTGGAGCGGTATCCGGAGCAGGTGGCGCGGATGCTCCGTGAGCAGCGCCGGGGCGCCAAGCCGACGGAGCATCCGACTCTCTGGTAGTGGCTACTGGCCGACGGTGCGGCAGGTGGCGCTCATGCTCTTGGCTGCGGCGATATAGGCATCGGTGTCTCCGGTAGTGATCGCGGCGAGCATGCGCTGTGTCGAGAGTCGGATCTTGGGGATGTCGGACCGCTGGCCGGTGTCGTAGAACTGCTTGGTCTTTTCGCGGATCTCGCTGTCGGTGAGCAGGCCGTTACCGATGTCGCCCATGACGTTGCGGAAGTGCCCGCAGGACAGCTGCGTCGAGGCGTCCGCCTCCGGCTGGGGCGCGGCGGTGGTTGCTGGAGTCTCAACCTGGATGGCCGCGCTGGTCACCTCGGGGGTCTGCGTCGCCGTGCTGGTGTCGCTGGTGTCGTCCCCGTTGGTGGCGATGACACCCCAGACCACAAAGATGGCGAGCGCGATGCCGATCCAGCCGATGATGGGGATGCGACGCTTGCGCTTCGGCGGTGGTGGGGTGGTGGGCGGGCCCCATCCTGGGGTCTGCGTAGACTGACTCATGTCGGTCCCTCCTTGGGGGATCGGCCGGGCCCCGGGCGTTCGCATCGCTGCGGGGCCGCCCCATGTGGGGCATCGCCGAGTATGCGCTTCCGCGCAACCCGCGCATAGACCACAGGTCCCGTTCGATGCGGGACCGTTACCCCGTGCAAGGAGCTATGGATGGCGCAGGTCGAGATCCGCTCCAATGACCTGAAGCAGCTCGGCAAGGACTTCCGCCAGGCGTCCAACGGCAAGGAGCTCCGCCAGGCGTTCAACCGGCAGGTCGGCGCGGTGCTCCGCCCGATCGTCGGCCAGGTTCGCGCCGCGTACCGGGCCGCCCCGTCCGGTGGTCACGGCTCGGCGAGCAAGGCCCGGCAGGGCCAGCCGGACCTGCGTGGGCTGCTGGCGAAGGCGACCGGGATGCAGGTCCGCACCTCCGGGCGGCAGGCGGGTGTCCGGATCGCGGTCCGCGGAAAGAAAATGCCGTCTGGAATGCGGTCGCTGCCCCGGTACTGGGAGGGCGAGGCCACCACCGCCGGGCGGGGCCGCTGGCGACACCCGGTATTCAAGGACCGCACGATCTGGGTGCAGCAGCCGTCGCGGCGGACGTTTGAGCCGGTCGTCGCCCCGCATCTGCCGCAGGTGACCGCGGCGGTCAACAAGGCCCGTGAC